CGTGGAGACTGGAATCAAGAGCGAGCAAGAACAGCTACAATGGTTAAACAATATTTTAAAGGTGAGTTTGATTGTCAAAAAAGATTTCCAAAAGGTGATAACGAAGAATCATTTCCACCATTACGAGTTTTAAAACTTCCCAAAGAAGGTTTAGAAAAAGAAGAGATACCAGAAGAAATAATAGAAATAGAAGATAAGGAGAATATAGTATGACGAAACCACCTAAAATTTATATATCTATGCCAACATATGATTTGATGCACGTGTCAACTTGTTTGTCGTTGGTAAAATTATTTAATAAATTTACGATTGCTAAAATGCCAGCAGAGATAGGAACATTTAAATGTCCTTACGTTGGTTATGGAAGAAACGTGTTGACTGCAATGTTTTTAGAGTCAGGGTTTGACTATCAATTATTTGTAGACGCGGACATGGAGTTTGAACCTGATGTTGTAGGTCGTATGATATTAGCTAACAAAGACGCAATTTGTGTACCATACAGAAAAAAAACACAAGATAATGTAGTTAAATTTTCTGTGGAGTTTGATAATCCAAACAATATTGAAATAGATGAAAAGGGTATTGTAGAATTAAAAGTAGGACCTGCAGGTCTAACATTAATTCATAGAAGGGTTTACGAAAAGTTAATGAAAGATAATCCACACCTTAAAATAAAACAAAAAGAAATAATATCTGAAAAAGCAAATTCATATTTTTATAATTTTTGGGATACTAGTTTTGGTAAAGACGGAACATGGTGGGGTGAAGATGTTAATTTTTGTAACTTAATTAGAAAATCAGGTTTTAAATTTTACGGAGTAGTTGATGGACAAACAACACATTATGGATCATTTGGCTGGACTGGATCACTCAAAGATGGGTTTAAGAGAGCCAATGGAAAAGATCAATAAAATCTACGGACCACCTGGTACAGGTAAAACGTTTAGATTAATTAGACGTGTAAAAGCATACGAGCGTATTGGTGTGCCTTTACATAAGATAGGTTACTTTGCATTTACTAGAAAAGCTGCAGAGGAAGCACGTAAAAGAATTAATGTATCTGAAAAAGAAGTGCCATACTTTCAGACAATACACGCATTCTGTTATCATTTACTTGGATTAAATGAAGAAGATATTATGCAGCCGTATCATTACGAAGACCTTGGTAAAAAATTAAATATAAGAGTCTCATTTTCAGATAAGTACAACGAAGAAGAAACACATTTCTTAACTTGCAACAATCCATATTTTCAAATGATACAAAGATCAATAAACAAAGATATAACTATAAGACAAGAGTTTGATTTAAACGAACATGATAAAAAACAAGTTAATGACTTTGATACACTAAATCACATTTATAAAAATCTTCAGGTATACAAAGAAAAAAATAATCTTTTTGATTTTAACGACATTGTAAAAGCAGTATTAAACTCTGATAAAATACCGGTATTTAGAGCTATATTTATTGATGAGGCACAAGACTTATCACCATTGCAATGGCAATTGTATGATAAATTAAAATATCATTGTGAACAAATGTATCTAGCTGGTGATGACGATCAGGCTATTTATGCGTGGGCCGGAGCTGATGTCAAAAGATTTGTAAAAGAACCTGCGAGAGAGATTGTATTAAGAAGATCAAGACGTATATCAAAAGCTGTTCAAGAGGAATCAACAAGACCTATTAATAATATCATTGGAATTAGAAAACTAAAAAAATATTATCCAAGAGACTATGAAGGTGAATCACACTATATATCTGATCTTAACCAGGTTGATTTAACAAAAGGTAAGTGGCTGATACTTACAAGAACTAAAAGCAATCTGTTAGATATCATGAAAGATTTAAAACGTAAAAATTTTTATTATCAAAGTAACAAAGGTAAAAGTTTTAGAGTTGGTATGTACGAAGCTGCAGTGGCCTATACTAAATGGACGATGGATGAAATATTAGATGAAAAAGAAATAAGCGCTGTAAAAGAATTTATACCTACAGGTAACTGGGATCCTAAAGTTCCATGGTATGATAAGTTTGTAGCAGATCAAAAAGAAATTTTATATTTAAGAAATTTAATTGCATCAAAAGAAAATTTAAAAGAAAAAGCAAGGATATGGTTATCAACCATACATGCAATAAAAGGTGGTGAAGAGGATAATGTAATTTTATCTTTGCACCAGGGACGTACCGTACAACAGGGAATTAAATCAAGTGTTGACAAACAAGATGAAGAGCATAGAGTATGGTATGTTGGAGTTACGAGAGCAAGAAATAATCTATATAAACTGAGAGCTAAAAAGAAATTAAGGGAGTATCAACTATGACGGATAAAAATATATTTGATGAAGCGTTTCCTCAATATACTCAGGTCGGCGGGAATCACTATACTAAGTTTCCTATTCAACCTTATGAGTTTATTTCAAAAAACGATTTATCATTCTTTCAAGGCAATGTAATTAAATACGTTTGCAGATATCAAAGAAAGGGAGGCGCGGAAGATATTAAAAAGATAATACACTACTGCCAGTTAGAATTAAAAAAAATAGATGACATGAGAAAAAAATGATACTGCCACAAACAGAATGGGTTCAACCCACAGAGTATCCTGATCTTAGATCTTACGATGAGATTGCAATAGACTTAGAAACAAGAGATCCAGATTTAAAATCAAAAGGATCTGGTGCAGTTATTGGTAATGGTGAAGTCGTTGGTATAGCTGTGGCTACATATAATGATAAATGGTATTTTCCTATTGCTCACCAAGAAGGACCCAATATGAACAGAGACAAAACTTTAGAGTGGTTTAAAGATATTCTTGATTGTTCAGCTACAAAAATATTTCATAACGCCATGTATGACGTATGTTGGATACGTAATTTAGGTTTAAATATCAATGGTTTAATAGTAGATACAATGATTGCATGTTCACTATTAGATGAAAACAGATTTTCATACACATTAAATACTTTGTCGTGGCATTTTTTAAATGAAGGTAAAAATGAACGAGCACTAAACGAAGCTGCTAAGTCAAGAGGGTTAGATGCAAAAGCTGACATGTGGAGACTACCTGCACACGAGGTTGGAGCATACGCTGAAAAAGATGCAGAGTTAACTTTTAAACTTTGGCAACATGTAAAAAAATTATTAATTGAAAATGATTTAGAAGAAATTTTTAATCTTGAAACGGATCTTTTTCCTTGTCTTGTTGATATGCGTTACCTAGGCGTTCGCGTAGATACTCAACGAGCTTACGAGTTGCGTAAGGAATTGATAGGACAAGAGCAGTTGTTATTGCGAGAAGTTCAAAAAGAAACACAAATAGACACTCAAATATGGGCAGCAAGGTCGATTGAAAAAGTTTTTCAAAAGCTAAACCTATCTTACGAGCGTACTGCGAAATCCGGTGAACCATCATTTACTAAAAATTTCCTTTCAAATCACGAGCATCCTATCATACAAAAGATAGCTGAAGCAAGAAAGATTAATAAAATAAATACAACGTTTATTGATACAATATTAAAACATGAACACAAAGGTAGAATCCATGCAGAGATAAATCAAATTAGATCTGATGATGGAGGAACTATCACAGGTAGATTTAGTTATGCTAATCCGAACCTACAACAAATACCTGCACGTGATCCTGTGTTGGGTCCAATGATAAGATCATTGTTTATACCTGAACAAGGATGTAAGTGGGGTTGTTTTGACTACTCGCAACAGGAACCAAGACTTGTTGCACACTATGCATTACGTTATGGTTTACCATCTGTAAATACAATTGCAGATTCATATGACACAGATTCGTCAACAGACTTTCACAAAATAGTAGCAGAGATGGCAGAGATACCAAGATCACAAGCTAAAGTAATTAATCTTGGTTTATTTTATGGTATGGGTAAAGCTAAATTACAAGCAGAGTTGGGTGTATCTAAATTTAAAGCTGAAGAATTATTTGAAAAGTATCACTCAAAAGTTCCATTTGTAAAACAATTAATGAATGAAGTTATGAAAGCCGGTGCTAAAAAAGGACAGATTAAAACTTTGTTAGGTAGACGATGTAGATTTCCTAAATACGAACCTATACTACGTGGTAGTGACTGGGGTAAATACATACCGCCCGAGGATGAAGAACGTATGGAGGATTTACAAAAGATGGGACCGTATTTAAAAGATGATGAGGACGAAATATTAAAAGACAAAGATGGTAATCCTAAAAAAAATTACTGGCATAACAATCCAACACGTCGAGCATTTACCTACAAAGCTTTGAACAAACTTATACAAGGATCAGCAGCTGACATGACCAAGAAAGCTATGTTAGAATTGTACAAAGAAGGTATCACACCACACATACAGGTACACGATGAGTTAGATATATCTGTCATTAATGATTTAGAAGCAGCTAAAATAAAAGATGTGATGGAAAATGCAGTTGACTTGAAGATACCAAATAAAGTAGATTACGAAGCTGGTCCTAATTGGGGTAGTATTAAATAATGTTTTTGATAGATACTTATTTAGACAGAAGTGAGATACATGGAGTAGGAGTATTTTCAAAAGAAAATATAAATAAAGGAAGAAAAATAAAAGAAGAGAGACCTGAATTTGAAATGGAATTTAACAAAAATAAATTACCCTCAATTCCTTTAGCTTTAGCAAAATTAATAGATACGCATGCGCACGAAAGAAAATTAGGTTCTGGTATTTTAGTGTTAGGTTTAGACAATGAAAAATATTTAAATCACAGTAATAATCCTAGTGTAAATGATGATGGCATAGCTTTGAAAGATATAAAAATAGGTGACGAAATTACAATAGACTACAGAGACTTTGATGATAATATTAAAACATGGCTTACTTAAATGCAAACATACCACCAACCTATGCTCAAATAAAAAGGGAGTATCTTTATGACTTACGAAAACATCATGGCGAAGTTGAAGACTGTATTATCTTTGGTCTATCAGCGCTTACTGGAAGGGCTATACTTTTTCATGCTATTATGGAAAATGGTGCAATATTTTATCGCTTACCAATTAGCGCGTTTATTCAAAAGGGATTTAAACCATCCGGAGTGCCCACAAGACGACTTGATGAATTACAGCTCTGGAATTGTTTTTCTTATTATCCTTCTGTCCATCGTTGGGATATCTTAGACGGACAAGCTGGTAAATACATAGGAAAAGATAAGAAATGGCATCCAGGAAAATATTTATTTACGGTTGACTTTGCTCATCCAGAGAGTAACATACTTGACACTGATCATTCGGAGATCCCGCACGAACATAAGTGCGCTCACATAATTGCCTTAGATGATGGCAATTTTGCTGCACAACCCAACAATAGATGTATCTGGGATATACCATCTTTCACCGTGAAAGATGAGACTCCTGACTGGAAAGTGCAAACGAATGAATGGAATGTTGAAGATAGTAGAGCATGGCGGACAGAAGATACCGACAAGTTCTTCTATGAAATTGAGGAGAAGAAAAAATGAAGTGTGAAAACTGTGGAATGGGGTTTATAATAACACCTATTAACGTTGACAAAGTATGTCCGCATTGTGGACATGCTCACGGTAATGACTATATGGAACACACTCACGATGATGGCGTAACTCACGCACATGAAGGTGGAGATGTTCCGCATACACATGAGGAGGACAACATGGTAAAAAAAATTATTAAATGGATTTGGGCTGCAGTTTCATGGCCGTTTAAAAAAATCCACCAATGGCTTATAGGTTAATTATGGAGATAGCCAGGATGAATTACTACTTTACAGGTTTGTTAATCGTAATGTTAGTTCTCCTGGCTTTCTGTGGAGGTCCACATGTCCAATAAACCATTAAGAATCTCGGAAGAGGCCGCCGTGCAGATGCCGATGAAAACGGTTGCCAGTTTGATCGTTATGGTCGCTGTCGGAACCTGGGCTTATTTCGGTATCATTGAAAAACAAAACAAGATGGCTACGCAGTTAGAACTAATGTCTAAAGATGTAGAGAATAATTCTGAGTTTAGAATCAAATGGCCACGAGGAC